GCTGTATGACTAGAGATGTCCTCTCCGTCTTTTACTAGTTTTACTTTTATACTCGTTTTTCTATCAACAGTTACCTCGTAAAGGCTTCCATCTTTATCAAAAGACAAATAAATTTTATAGCCACTATTTACATACCTATTGGGTATATCGGCTTTTTTGATTCCTTTTGAGTTTTTATTGTATAGCACTTCTTCAATGATTAACGGTATGGACGACTTGCCCATACCGTTAGTGCCAATTATCTGAGTTACAGTGTTGTCGTCTAAGTCAATTTCGTTGTCACCACCATAACTAAAGCAGTTATCCCATCTGAGCTTTTTGAGCGTAATCATTATACGTTCCTAAAATAGTTGCTATCTTTTCTTCTGGGATTTCTAGTATGTAGGTCAAATACTCTACTAATTCTTCTTCTATGGTCATATCCTTATCAATAACCAAAGTAGCTTCTGTATTTCTTTTTACTACTTTCTTATCCAAAAGCTCCGAGTTCTCTACTGAGGCCAATTCTTGTATATCACCCTCTATTTCATAAATTGTGTGGTGGTAATCTGTTGGTACCATATCTTCTGGGTTTGTTACAGTTTTTCTTATCAACTGAGGCAACTCAAAAGGCTCCCACAACCAAGACCAGTTTTCCTCATTTATAAGCAAATATCCAGTCTTTACTTGAGTTCTATGAAAAGAAGTAGTCATAGGACTTCCAGGGTATACAATGTTCCTCTGTGTGTTGCTATGAGCGTGTAAATCCCCTGCAAACACAACAGGAAAATCTTCAAATCTATTTAAGTCTACCTCTGGTTTTACATGAGGAGGAATCTCTCCTCTAACATGAGTAAACAAAGGCTTTTTAGTATTGAAGTGTTCTATGCTACCTTTCTTATGTAGCTCGGCGTATGGCAGTACACCGAATCCTAAATCCTCATCTACATATGAAATATCTACTACATTTACTAACGGGTTAATATCCCTGCTTACTCTTTTGAGCTGAGTAAAGAAAGTACGATTTTTCCTTGTAGCTTCATGGTTCCCATCATAGATAAGAGTTGGTTTCTTTACTTCTCGAATAAAAGAAAAGTAAAGCTCCAACTCTTCCATGCTAGGCAAACGGTCGAATAAATCTCCTCCGATAATGTGCATATCGCATTCTTTGCAGATACTATGTACCTGTTCAAAGAATAGTTTGTATCTATTCAAGGCCCAATCAACTGGGACATTTTTCTGTCCCAGTTTGATGTGCCAGTCTGCCGTAAATAATATCACGATACGTTGAACTCGTCTTCAATGCTTTCGTCAATTTCTTCTGTGCCATTACCGTTATCACGGATTTTGTCCAACAACTCTTTTTGAGCGTCTGGAGTAGGACGAGGCATAACTTCATCCATAGACTTCAGGGATGAAATTAGTTCCATTTCGTCAGAGTCCAGAGCACGAGGTTTGCACTTCAGAGCTTGTAACTGATATTCGACATTATAGGGCAGAGGACCAGTCTTTACGCGCTTGAAGCAAACATCCCAACCTGTTTCAGGGTCAGTAGGGTCGCCCAAATCTTCTGCCGCAGTGATGATTTGTTCCCACAACTTCTTCTTGAGATTTACAACTTTGACTTGACCATTATCAATGCATTGAGTTGCGTAGCTCCAGCCACACTTGAGGTCGGGATAAAATTCACGAACCCAGTCTTTTTCTAAGTTGTTGAAGGTTTCTTTATTACGGTCGAAGGATAAACACTCTAGAGGAATGTTTTTGTTGTTGTCACCAGTAACCCAGTATACATATCGGGCAAGAATATCGCCTACGAGACGAAACTTATTGTCACCATCTGTGTACTGAAATGTTACGATGCTTGATTTTTGTGCAGAACCTTTCTGCTGATTAAATGAAATAGCCATTTAATGTATCTCCTTTTCGTTGACTTCTTCATAGAGAAAATGAATCAAACCATCTTCATCTATTGTAAGTAGTCTATTATTTTCTATTACTAATGTAGGGTCGTCTCCAGGTGCTAATAAGCTATCCAAAGTGACCGTCTGTGTTGCAGCGTACTCCGCAGCTGAGCGCAAAGAGCACAGTGCAATGTACTGTGCAACTTCACGATATGTGTACTTAAATGAATGGTATAGGAGGACTTCGGGGTGAACCATAAAGCTCTCCCCTGTAAAATCTATATGTGAATACTTGTAAAGCTTATCGAATCTATTCTTCGGTACTTGCTTTTCAACAAGCATACGAAAAATACGCACAGTATTAACTACTTTGCCTTCGGCTGCCGTACACAGTTTCATCCAATCATAAAAGAACATATATTATACTAAAATCTAACCTTGTTGTCAAGAACTATTTTTCTACAGTTGTTTAATTTGATAGCCCTGTTTCATGTAGTATCCCATCCTATTGGAAGCCTGCTTTTTAGCTGTGTTTCCTTTTAGGTGAATATCTACAATTACTGGGTCTCTTTTATCTTCTTCTTTTCTTATCACACGACCTATTAGCTGTGTGAGCAACGGCTCATTGTTTACTGGTGTACCCAAAATAAGGCAACTTAAGTTGTTCACAGAGATACCTTCTGAAAAGATAGCCTGAGTTCCAAAAAGTATACTCTTTCGCCCCTGTCTTATCTCTTCCAGATACGTTTCTCTGTCCTCATGCGCAACCTCACCCGTAACACAAATTGCATTTTCTCCAGCCAGTTCGGCGCAAGCTTTCAAGAAGTGAACACGGTCGCTTACGACCAATACCTTATGGCCTTTTGCGGCGTAGGCCGCCGCTGCCATGGCTACTGTATGACGATATTCGTCATTGTTGCCCAAAGCAGTCACTCTATTAGCCCAAGGTATTCTATTTCCGTCCATGAAGCGTACTTCTGAACGAAGAATGTGGACTGTAGGAGCCATAAAGTTCTCTTTTGGTGGCTTGAAGAGTTTAGACCCAAAATAGTCTCTAAACACCACATGCTTTCCATCTTTTCTTTCTATAGTTCCTGACAGTCCTATCTTGTACCTACAGTAATTTGTATCTATAACTTTGGAAAAGGTCGGACTACTGACGTGATGCATTTCATCTAGTATAATAGTGCCGAACTCTTTTCTTATTTTCGGAATGTTGCGGTACAAAGTCTGAGTATTAGAAACAGTGATAGGTTTTGACATATCAAAGCTACCACTGCCAATCACACTCGGCGTAAATCCAAAGACTTTCTCTACTTCTTTTGCCCACTGATTTCGTAGAGGAACAGTGTGAGTAACAACAAGAGTTTTCTGTCCGAGCTTTCCTGCGATTGCCAACCCCGTAAAAGTCTTACCCCAGCTTACCCAAGCGTTGATAATAGCATTATCATCAATCTCGTCATAAACTGCTTGTTGGCTCTCTCGGAGGTCAAACTTAAAGGAAGGAAACTCTACGGGTAGAGAAATCCGCTTATCAACTACCTCATAATCATCCGGTATAAGGTCAGTTCTTCCCACAGGAATAGTAACAAGGTCTTTCCTGACCCTTGACATATTTTTAATAACAATAGGCGGGTCTAGCGGATTGTAAGACGGAATAGAATATGTCAGTTCTTTTGAGAGAACCTCCTTATATTCTTCCGTTACTTCCAGATAGATTCTGTTACTTATAACTGCTTTCATAAATCCAATTCTGTTTTAGCGGTAATGTAGCTTTTAACGAAGTCACTTCGTACAATGTCCTTTATCTCAAAATCTATGAAATCAAACTGTTCCATAGAGCGGACAACACGAAAGAAGTCATTCAAGCCGTTTGTTTTAAGGTCTGACTGTCTAAAGTCTCCACAAAATATGACTCTACAATTCTCACCAACACGAGTGATAATGGAGTCTAGTTCATGAAAAGACATATTCTGACATTCATCCACAAGTATGACTGCATCCCGTAGAGTTACTCCACGAATAAATGAAGTAGTCATAAAATGGACTAAACCTTTTGTTTTGAGAATCTCATAAGCATCACCACGTTGAAATAATTCAATAGCGATGTCCTTATAAGGTGCTTCATATACTGCACTCTTCTCTTTTTCATTTCCAGGTAGAAACCCAATGTCTCGCGTAGGCACAGCACTTCTAATGAGTATAAGTTTATCGTAGACACCCTTTGCCATGTCATCAAATGCGAGGTAGGACGAGATAAAAGTTTTACCTGTGCCTGCGACCCCGTGTAATACTAAGTGCTGTTGACTTTCAAAAGCTAATAGCTGATTTTTAGTCAGAGGCTCTATTTCATGTAAACTTAAGCCTGCTCCTGCGATAGTTTTCTGTTTTTTAGACATTTCCTCATACCTTTCTTCGAGTGTCCGGCAATTTCTCGCTGGAGTACTCGTATAGCAACCAAGGTTTGTCTCCAAGGTGCAAAATCCCCGCCCAGAGTATACCAGATGTAGGTGGGCGAGGTACTTTGAAAGGAAAATTAACTCCTTTCACTTCTAACACTGATGCTGTGCCCTTTCTTTCTACATTTTTTATTTTGTAATACTTTAGAGCACAGCTTTTAGTTTTTTCGTAAATAAATGGTTTACCTTCCGCATCTATAAAATGCTTACTACTTTGCTTCACTATTCCTATATGACTACCTAAGGACTTACGCAGCGGCATAAGATTATTCATAGGAGTCTGTATTCGTCGTTTACCTAAAGTTTTTCCTGACATATTTCTATCATCAATTAGTCTATTATCAATGTACAATAGACCGTCTCTCTCATACCAGTTACCAGAAGGTAGTATGAATACAGGAAACTTAACTTTCTTTATAGTTTTATACGTAATTACCATACATTTTATCAAATTTGCCCATAGAATAGTCGTCACCAACTTCAAAGTCACAACCTACGGGACTTCCCGGAATAGATACACCTCTGTCCATCTGAATATAGTATTGTAGTTTTTCACTATATTCTTCTACTTCTTCTTCTGGTACTTCTGCCAGAATAGAGTCATGAACCAAAGCAAATATACGAGACTTCATGTTGTGCGTTCGTATATGCTCTGACATATCTATACCTCCTAGAAGGTTAATGTCTGAGGCAGGAGACTGAACCAAAAAATTAAGGCCAGAGCGAATAGAATGACTACGAATACCCGCATCTTCTGAAGCCACGTTTGGTAATCTTCGTTTCCGTCCAAAAAAAGAGTAGACAAATCCATTTTGTTCAATAAACTTTTGATTATTTTCCAACCATGCTTTAAGACGGTGAAAGGACTGGAAATAATCATCAATAACTTCTTTAGCTTCTGATACACTAAAATAACTTCCTGAATCTTTAGTAACCTGCTCACTAATTTTCTTAGGGCCAGCACCATACATGATGCCAAAGGTTACTGCTTTTGCCGCTTGACGCTGTGTAGAATAGAACTCTGCTACATCTTCCACAGAACAATCGAGGCGAAACACTTTATGTGCGATACTACTATGAAAGTTGCCTCCTGAACGAAATACATCCATTAGGGCTTCATCTTCTGCTAATTTAGCGGCAACATATACTTCCGCAGTAGTTAAGTCCATGGCAACAATTTTATGTCCGGGCGCAGCTTTGATACACCCCTTTACAATTGGGTTGTCCCTAGGCAATTGCTGCATGTTAAGTTTCCCAGAAGAAGAAAGGCGACCGGAAGTAGTACCATGCAAGTTAAAATTAGTTCGCAGGCGTGAGTCTCTATCCAACTGAGGAATAATTTTGTCGAGATAGGTGTTCTTAATCTTACTTTTCTGTCGAATGTTAAGAATGTGACGAGGTACTTCATGGGTTTCGCTTAATTGTTGCAATACTTCGGCATCTGTAGAATGTGCTCCAGTGCCGGTTTTCTTTCCTGTGGGTTGTAGTCCAATATAATCAAACAATAAAGAGCGCAGTTGCACTGTACTGTTTGGGTTAAAATCTTTTCCTTGAGCTGCTTCAAACTTACTAATGGCATCTACCTTATTCAGTTCTTGTACAGCTTCATCAATATCTGTCTGCATTAGCTCCTGAGCAACTAATAGACGAGTACGGTCAAAAGGAACGCCATTATCCTGGGTGTTAAGTAGAAAGCGAACACCAGGAATCAAAATAGTGTCATATACTTTCTTTAGTTTTGGATTCTGTTTAATTTTTACAAACTTCTCGTAAAGAAGAAAGGTACATACAGCATCCATAGCTGCGTATGTTTTCATGACTTCAAACGGAATCATATCCCAAGAAAAGCTCTCTTGGTTATAGCCATTTGCTCTCTTATACTCTGCAATCCAATCATACATAGGCTTTTCATAGTCGCCATATGGAGTAAATTTGATTGATAACTGTTTGAGGCCATGCCCTCCGGGATTCTCGTCTATGAGATAATGGAGCAACATGGTATCCTCGAAGTCAGGAAACTCAAAACCAAAATGATACTCAAAGAATGCAATATCGAACTTTGAGTTGTGGAAGATAACTTTACGAGTCTTGAATAGCTCTCGCAACATATCTTCTATCTCTTCATCGAAACAGTCAGTGTCAATATAGATACCATCTTTGCCCGTATAAGACATAGATATACCAATCATATGACCATTTCGAGGATACAATCCATTTGTCTCTGAGTCAAGGGCGATGTATTCTGGGTTTGCATCAAGAGCAGTCTGAATCCATGCTTTTGCTTCTTCGGTATTTTGAGTACCCATTGCGATACTCTCATCT